AGGCATCCTCGGCAGTCTTGACGCCGTGGTGATAGCCGCCCCAGCCCACCACAGCGAGAGCCAGGCACCCGGCCAGCAGCAGATAGGGATTGACCACATCACGCCCCCCTTGCATCAAAGAGTCGCTTGGAAGCAGAGATCAGCTCAATTTCGCCCATGTCGCCCGCGCATCGCGCGGCGTAGCGCCGCTCAACGTACTGGAGATAGATCTCATGCTCTGAGTCGGCGGCGGCAGATTTGCCCATGTGCACGACCATCAGTGCGGCAAGCGCGCAGATCAAGATCATCAGAAACATCACAGCCCTCCGAGCGCGCGAAGCGCTGTTGTGGTCAGTTCGACGCGATCAGCAGCGCCGTTCGTGCCGCCGTTGATCGCGCGTGTGATGCCGGCGATGTCCAGACGGTCGGCGCGGTCGTTGAGTCGGGCCTGGTGCCAGTACCAGCCCGCCGACAGCGCGGCATACATGGGCTGTTCGAGCAGACTTTGCTGCTTGATCAGATCAACGCCGAGCGCATCGCCACAGCGGGCGTAGTTCTCGCGGCCGGTGATCTGGATGAGGCCCCTGCCCCGGTAGTGCCAGCCGTCGCCGGTACCGGCGGAGCCATTGCCCATCCGGCCGGCGTAGGTGAGGTTCGCGATCTCTTCGGGCTTGCGGGCGATGCGCAGCGCGGTGGCGTTCGGCTTTCCGTCGCTGCCGGCGAAGCGGGCGGGCCAAGTGCGGGCCAGGGCCTCTGCGCTGTAGTTGAGGTTTTCGACGACGCGGCTGAAGCGGGCGGACTCGTGCGCGAGCTGGCCGAGCCAGCAGGCCACACGGCGCGGGGAGTTGATCTGGAAACGCTCGGCAGTGGCGTTCAGCGGGGCGACGTACTGCGCAGCGTGGCGCCACGAGGCGCCAAGGTCTTGCAGGATGGCGGTGGTGATCATCCGCGCCTCCGGTCGGCGATGAGCACCAGGGCGACGCCGAGCATGACGGCGGCCGAGTAGAGATCCGGGTGCGTCTTGCCGGCGAGCACGCCCGCCACGACCGCGGCGGCAGATCCGCCGAGCAGCACCCATCCGCCGAACACGCACAGGCGGGTTTCGCGCGACATGCGGTTGATGTGCAGCACGGCCTGCAGCGCGATGACGCAGGCGGCAACCAGCTCGAGCGTGACGACGGCGAGCACGGCAGGGGTCATCATCGCGGGCCTCCCATCAAGCGGCCGATGCGGTCGAGCAGGATCGAGAGGCCGCCCCACCCCAGTGCGAATGCGACGGGATAGCGCAGGATGTCCGCGCTGATGGATGCGGCCTCGGGCACGAAGCTGGCGGCCGCCAGCGTGACGGGCATGGTCATCCAGGCGGCGGCCAGCGTGCCGATGAGAACTTGCGTGACGCGGGCGATTGCGCTGCCCTCTGCCGCTGTTCGGAGCGACCACAGCGCGCCGACGAAGGCCGGGAAGATCAGCTCGGCCGGCAACCCGGTGGCGAGGCCGGCGATCATGATGCCGCCGGCGGCGGCTGCAGCGCCCACGGTGGTCGGCTCGCTCATGGGGTCACCGTGGCGGTCTGTTCGGGCGCGAGCTTCAGACGGCGTTCGCGGGCGGCGTCTTCGGCGCGCTGAGCATCGATCTGCTCGATGTCTTCGCCGCGCTCTGCGGCGAGCTGTGCGCGGGACTTGAGGCCGGCGTCCTTTTCCATCTTCTTGGCCTGGACGTCTTGCGTGGGGTGGATGTAGGGCCAGGCGTGTGGGTGCCAGGTGCAGCGGACGAACTCGGCGCCCTGCTCTGCCGTGAGTTCACCGGCGAGCACAGCGGCACGAGCGGCGGCCTCGCGGACGGGTTGGCACAGCATGGGGATGATGAGCTGCCACTGGTACTGCTCACACGTGCGGCGGAAGTCGTTGAGGATGACCCGCAGCGTGCGATCGGAGATGTCGCGCAGGTCGCCCGTGAGCAGTTCGTAGGGGATGCCGTCACCCGCGGCAATGCCGAGGTGCTGCTGCCGCATGAAGTCGGGGTAGTTGGCGCCGGCGTCGGGCGGATCGCTGAAGGTGATGCTCTCGCCCGGGGCAAGTTCTTGCATGAGGCCGGGCTCGAGGCCGACAAGCGGCGCAGCGGTGGCGCCTGGCGCGGCAACTTCACCGGTGGCGGGGTTGATGACGGGCGCGGTTGCCTCAGCAGGGCGCGTGACGAAGCCCGTGTAGAGGTTGGCGAGCTCTTGCCGGTGGAGCACGGCGTCGTCGTAGTTGCCCGCACTGCGGCGCTTTGTGATGATGGGCGTGCTGGCAGGTAGGCCGCGCAGCTGACCGGGACGCGTCGGCTTGAAGAGGTGGCGCATCTGATCGGCTGGAATGCGGACCAGATCGCCGTGACCGGCGGTGGTGAGCGTGTCGGCCGGGTGTTCGCGGTAGCACCAGTAGGCCACCCTGCGGCCGATACGGTTGAGCTCGATGCCGCTGCGGATGCGGTGGCCAGCAGGCAGGCCGGGCCAGGTATCGGTGTCGAGGATGGGCACCATGTCCGCCTCGAGTAGCTGGATCTGCAGCGGAATGCGCAGACCGTCGTCTAACCGGCGGGGACGCATCCGAACGAAAACCTCTCCAGCGGTGCGCCATGACTCAACCGCGAGGGTTTGCAGGCCGTAGAAGTCGAGCACGCCGTCGGCGTCTGCGTGGGCGCAGAAGCCGTCCCAGATCTCGGTGTACAGCGCCTTGAGTTTTGCGTTGCGCGCGATGGGGCGCGCGATGATGCCGGTGCCGATGAGGTTGGTGCCCCATACGCGTTCGGATGCGGCGCCGGTCCATTCGTTGCGGGCAGCGTCACGCGCACGGTTGCGGATGGTTTGCAGGCCGGCCGATGCCCGGTTGGGGCCGGCATTGCTGGGGCGCCATCCTGCAAGCCGCCTGCCCTGCCCCGCTGCATCGAACGATGCGCGGGCGATGAGCGTGGTTGAACCGCTGGCGGAGAGTGCCGCGGCGGTAGCCTTGTTGGCCTTGCCGGCCTTGTCGGCTTTTTTCCGCTTGCTCACTCGAAGCCTCGCCCAGCATGGAAAAGCTTGATGGCGCGCGAGCGGGTGGGTGCGGCCTCGCGCGCTTTTACGGCCACCAGGTAATCACGCGCGCGGATGAGGTCAGCCGGGGTGTGGTATTCGACCGAGCGACCGTCGGCAAAGCGCACCGCGCGCTCGCCATTGGCGATTGCGCTGGTGAGGGCGTCGATGTCGGCTTGGGAGACTGCCATGGCCTGTGCCGGTGATGAGGTTGGCACAGGATGACAAGGAGACAGATCGCTCGGCGGGGGATGGATGTCTCAGTCGGTGGCGAGATAGACCTTTCTCAGGTTGACGCGACCGTGTTCGATGTCTTCCGCAGCGCCCTGAGATTCATGCTTGAAGACCATATCGATGAGTCCAAGCGCTTCCGCTTCAGCCCTGTAGCGGCACACCTGTCGCGTGCCGATTCCAATGAGCATGGCGATGTCTCGCGACGCCATGCCGGTGCGAAGCAGGCCGGCCACGCGGCGGATCCGCTGCAGGCGGGTGAAGTCGTCGGCATCTGGAAGCTCGAGGTGCTCGCGAGCGAACCGGGCAGACAGCGCACGCGCGGCGTCAATGCCGATTGCGCGGGCAATGACGTGGTTTTCGTGGATGGCCTCGGGCACATAGAGGCGAGTGCCGCCAAAGAGGGCGAGAAGGCGCAGCAGGGCCGTGGCACCGATGCTGAGACCGATGTCATCGATAAGAACGGGGTCTTGAACTTGCATGGGCGAAAGCTCCCTTATTGGCGAGTCAGGTAATTGCTTCGGGCGAAGCGGCGGGCGGCAAGGGTGTTCGCGGCCGCCGGAGTGCGAACTGGGGCGGCATTGGGCAGTGGGCTGCTCTGAGGCTGTGGTGCGCCGGCGGGAATGGTTGGCGCCCGCCCGGGCTGGTAGAGCTGCTGTCCGTCTGGGCTGGCGTAAACCTTGGCGGCATCGAGGATGCGGGCTTCGTCGGCATCCCATTCGGCGGCAGTCTTCTTTTCGAGCTGCAGTTCGGGATGCTGGGTGGCGGCCCAGGCATAGACGAGCGTATCGAGGGGCTCATTCCGTGCGGCCCCCTTGCGTTTGACGTAGCGCCCCTTGGTGGGGTCGAAGATCTCGGCAACCAGCCCGCCGAAGTATTCGTCTGGCAGCGCTTCCGGGAACCGGAAGTGACGCAGGGCGGGATCCTGCTTTTTGGGGTCGGAGGCGGCCTGCTCGAGCAGCTCGGCGTCAGCGGCCAGGCGACGGTACAGCGTGTGCTTGATGCTGACGGTGCCGACTGTCCAGGTGCGCAAGGCGTTTTCGCTGGGGTCGGACTTGCCGGCGAAGGTGGTGTCTTCGATCTTGGGTTTGCTCAGCGGCACTGCGTTTGCGGCCTTGGCACCGAAAACGGGCATGGGGCGGCGAATGAGCGCTTTGCGGGCGTAATCCTTCACGGCCTGGGTGCGGTGGCCGCGGCCATCCATGGCGGTGGCGCTGACCGGAAGAATGATGCCGCAGGCGTGGCGGACGCCGCGGTTGATGAGGTCGGTAAGCTCGGTCCAGACCTCTTCGTGCTGCGGATCGCCGTAGAGCTTGTAGTAGCCGAGGATGACGGCGCGGCGCTTGCGACCCCAGCCGACAATCTGCACCTCGAGACGATCATCCTGGGTGTCGACGCCCGCGGTGATCCAGATGACGCCGTGTGGCGCGAAGGCGAGCGGGATGGGCTCGGCGCGGTCCTGAATGATGTTGGCGCGCACGTTCGCGATGCTGCGTTCTTCCCATGCGCGAGCGAGACGGTCGTTGACGAACGTCTTGAGGGCAGCAGGATCGCCCTGCGCCTCGAGCCACATGCGGGCCATGTCGAGCCAGCGCGGACCCATGCCGATCTGGTAGTAGAGGCAGTTGATGTGATAGCCGCGGATGCGCCGGCCTGGCCGCGTGGGAATCCATCGCGCAGTGCCGCCGGCGGCCTCGTCGCGCAGCATTGCGGTCTTGTGATGCTCTTCGATCATGGCGCCGCACTCGCGGCAGGCGTACCAGGCGTGATCGACAGTTTCTGCGGTGGCGCCGGGGGTCCAGTGCAGGCCTTCCCATTCGAGCGGCTGCAGCTCGCCGCAATGCGGACATGCCACGTGATACAGGCGCTGGTCTGATCGCTCCCAAAGCTCGGTGATGCGGCAGGCGCCACGCACACCCGGGGTGGAGACGTACATGCGCTTGTAGCGCGCCGGAAAGGCCGAGGTGCGGCCTTCGAGCATCTTCAGCGGGTCGTCGCCGTCGCGCAGGTTGTTTACGAACTCTGTCAGCTCATCGACGAGCAAGTAGCGGACGGTTGTGGATTTGAGGCGCGCTGGACTGCCGGCGTGCTCGACATAGAGCTGGCCGCCGGCGAAATCCTTGAAGTCCTTCTGGTTCGCGGCGTTTCTGCTCGCGGTGCTGGTGAGCACGTCGCGCACGGCGTGGGTTTCATCGATGAGCGGATTGAGCTTCTGGTTGATCCACTTGTTCATCGAGACCTCGCCCGGGAGGCAGGCCATCATGGGGCCAGGGGCGTGATGCATGACGTAGCCGACGCAGTTGGTTTCGACCTCGCTCTTGCCGAACTGGATCGGGAAGCACAGGACGATGTCTTGCACCGGGCTGCGGGCGGAGTAGCAGTCCATGGGCTCGCGCAGCGGCGGGTTGTTGTCGGTGCGCCAGCGACCGGGCTTGGGGCTTTGCTTGGTGCTCAGGTAGCGGTGCGCGTCGGCCCATTGCGAAACGGTGAGGGCCTTGCGCGGGGCGATGGCGCGAGCGATGGCGTCGGCAACTGTTGCGGCGGGGGTCATGCAGCCTCTTCCTTGGCGATCTTTTCGAATCGGGCAGCGAGGTTGCCGAGGATGTGTTCGATTTCGTCCGCGAGCAGGAGGCGGCAACGGGCTTCATCCGTTTCGGCAGCCAGCACTGGGGCCAGGGTGTCTGGAAGATTTTCGAGATCGGTACGCAGCGTCGTCACGGCGCCGGCGATGGCTTGACGCACGTCAGCAGCGGGCACCAGTTTTCCGATCGAGACCTCATAGTCCCGCTTGGCCGACATCGCCAGGTAGCGCTCTTTGACCGCCCGCGCAGCCTGGTAGCCGTTGCCAATCTCGTCGCTTCCGTCAGCATCGGCCGCCGGATCGCTTGACGCGTCAGCGCTGCCTGGCTCATCGGCCTCTGTGTCTGCTGCAGCCTTTGTCGCGCGAGCTTCGGCATGGCGTTGGCTCACGTCGTCTCGCGCAGGGTCGCGAGTGGCCTGGATCCGCTCGAGCGATTCGGCGACGAGGACGCGTTTCCCATCGTCGGTCAGGACCAGACGGCCTGACTTGCGCAGCTCGGTGACGTAGCTGGGCCGGCAGCCGAGGTGGTCGGCGAAGGCTTTGAAGCTGAGGTCGGGGGCGGTTTCGGCCACGGCGCTTAGCCCTTCTTCGCCGCCAGGCGGCTTTCTGCTTCGTCGGACAACTCAGGCACTACCCCACCCTGCCCCAGGCTGCCCACAGGGCCGATACGGGCCCCGCGCAGACCATCGATGAGGCCCAGGCGGTGGCATTCCTTTGCAAAAGCGTGGAACTCGGGGAGTTCGGAACGAAGCCGGGCGTTGAAGGCCTGGGCGTTGTCCGGCGTGCAGGTGGCGAGGTCAGTCATGGCGTGGATCCTGTTCTTGAGTGCCGAGGGGAGGCTCTTTCCCTTCTTCTCCCACCTTCTTTTTCTAGAAACGGGGGTGTGCGGTATATGTGCGGTATGCAGTGCGGTATGGGGCGGACGTGAAACCCGCATGGATGCTGAGGTGTGCGGTATGTGCGGCATGTGCGGTATGAACGCGCACATGTGAGGTGAAATGCGCGCATCTTTGGTGTTGTGGTTGCGTGCATACATACGCGCGGGCGAATTGATGCCGCACATACCGCACAAGCCAGCAACGGCGCGGGTTTCATGCCGCACAAGATGCCGCACGACATGCCGCACATACCGCACAGAAAAGGCCGAATCAGGCATTTGCGGTGCTCCGGTAGTCTTTGACGGCGGTGCGGAATGCGTCGACATGGGCGCCGATCCATTCGGGCTCGGGCTTTTCGACGGGGCGCTCGGGGGCGATAAGCTTCGTTTTGCCGGGCCCGTCCGGCTTTTCTTGCGGGATGATGCAGACGCCGTGCGGCCCCTGGGTGGCATAGCCGTCGTACCAGCGCTTGCGGGCGGTGACCATGCCGTGCTTTTTCTCGAGCGTGTTGGTGAGCTTGGGCAGCGGCGCAGGATGCACGCCGTTTTCGCTACACCACATGCGATAGAGGGCGTACAGATCCTTGGTGAGCGCGATGGTGTTGTTGCGGATCTTCTCGATTTCGCCACGGGTGAGTGCGCGCCAGAATCGGGTGGTGCTGTCGAGCGAGACGTCGATCAGATCCTGCTTGGCCTTGGTCATGGGCGGCCGGCTGTGCGGGGTGAAGCCGGTGAGGTCGAGCTTGAGCAGGTGGTCGTGCAGCGCAGCGACGCCGCCGTTGGCCATCTCCTCCGCCACACGGATATAAAAGTCTTCCGACTGCGGCGTGGCCGGCGTCCAGATCACCAGGTGGCGGCGATCGTCGTCTTCGAGAATGACGGGCGTGGTCTCGTTGGACAGGAATACGAGGTTGACGTGGTTGCGCTCGGGGTAGGGATTCACGAACTTCGGGTCGACATAGACGGTGTCGCCGGTGATCAGATCCTTAAGCGCGTTTTTGACGTGGTGCAGCTCTTTGCGGGCGATGACCTCTTCAGCCAGGATGAACAGGCGGCTCGCCAGCCAGACGTTGCGGGGGTTTTCGACCGCGGACTGGTTGATGGTGAGCGCGTAGTCGCCATAGATGCGGCACAGCGCCTTGAAGAACTGGCTTTTGCCCATGCCCTGCTTGCCATGCACCACCACGGCAGACTGCATCTTTGCGCCGGGGTGCTGGATGGGATACGCGATCCACTTGAGCAGCCACTGATAGACCTCCACCGCGTTCTGCTCAGCGCTACAGAGATACCAGAGGCTCTCGAGCAGCAGTTCGCAGCTGCCTTCCCGCGGCGTCGTTGGCCAGCCGCGATAGACGTTGCAGGTGACCATGACGTCGGTTTCGGTGGGATCGAAACCGACGTTTTCGATCATCGCGAACTGGCGATCAGCAGATTCGGCCCAGCGTGCATACACCTCGCGCGACAAGGTGAGGTTTTGCACGTCCTTCAGCTTGACGAGCTTGCGCAGCTCGCGGTCGAAGACGACGTCACCCTCGCCGTAGATGATGACGAAGCGGGCGAGCAGCTCGGTCAGGGTATGCACTGGGCGGATATCGACCGGCGTACGGCCGACATTTCCCCCTCCCCCCCCTGGCTGTGCCGCCTGGCGGCGTGCCGGTGCGGCGGTACGGGCGCGTACGCCCTCGGCCTCGAGCGCCGCCTCGATCTGCGAGCGGACGACGGCGAGACCTTCGAGGGCGTGAAGGTCGTTCCAGTCGGTCAGTTTGCGGTTGCTGGTCAGCCAGGTGTCGCGGCGTGAGGCTTCGTCAGCGAACTTGGGCGCGATGACAATGCCACCTGTGGCCAGCGCCGCGGCGCGGGCTGCGTCAATGCCGGTGTTCTTGCGCTTGTGGGGCTTGCCGCAGGCCGGGCAGTTTTCGGGCGCGTCGGCGACCACGAAGCGGGTTGCGCAGCCCTTGTCCGGGCAGGTGGCGAACGCATCATCGTCGGCCAGATACACCAGGCGTGCGTTCTTGTACTTCTTGCGGAGCGCTTGGCCGACGTGCAGCAGATTGCCGGCGTCGAAAGCAACGGCGACGGGTAGCGATGTTGCCTCGTGCGGCGTTGCACCGGTGGCATAGCCTTCGCACACCAGGATGCAGTGCTCGGGCACACCGCCAATCCAGTGGAACTTGCCCGCCTTCTCCATGCCCTGGGGCCAAAACTCTTTGTCTCGACCGATGCGTGCTATCCGATCGGCGTGGTGCGTGCGAGACAGGATGAACTGCAGTCCCCAGACCTGACCGGGGCCATCGCACATGGGGATGACCATGGCGTGTGATACGTCGACCTCGCGGACCTTGCCCTCGATGTCGTAATCGATCGTGGTGCCGGCGGGGGCGAAGCGTAGGCCGTGACCGGAGACGCCTTTGCGCTGCAGGTAGTCGTGCTCACCATCGACGGCGAGCTCGCGCCACTTGCGCTCTGCCTTCTCCGATGCGCTGCGGGCGACGGACTTGCGCAGGCCTTCGGCGCGCTTACGGTCTTCAGCCAGGCGGGCCTTGTAGGCCGTTTTCTGTTCGGGGGACAGCTCGAGCGCGCGCAGCTGCACCTTCTGGGCGTTGTTATTGTCGCCGTACCAGATCCCGAAACTGCCGACGAGAGCCTGCTCGCCGTCGGGCAGGGTGATCTCGTGCAGCGAGTACCAGCCGCGCTTTTCGTGGTCGCCCTCGACCTTGCACCGCACAAGCTTGCCGGGCTCGATGGAATCGACGATGAGACCGGCCGCCTGCAGCTGGCAGACCACGTCATGGTAGTTGGTGGCCATTTCAGTGTATCCCGACCCCGCTACCTACCCCAATTTCGAG